TGCACCTCCGCTTCCGTCTGCGGCAGCCACTTTCCGTCAGAACTAACCCGGCTGGTCGTAAATACCGTGTTCCCAATCCGGGAAATCTTCAACACATTCGCCTTCACCAAAGCGCCTATGTGAATTAATGCCTTTTCGGTTTCTTTTGGGGAGCCGGTTTCGGCGTTCAGCCCGCCCCGCAAAATCTGGCTCGTGCTTTGCTGCTGTGAGGGCATCAGGTCAGCCCCAACGCAACCGCGATTTGTTCATGGATCGACAAATGCGTAGCAAGCCAATCGTAGAACGATTCCTCGTTATTCCAGTCCGCATCCAGCATATTGAAGGGGTTTTCTAGCCCCAAAAGGGCGGCAAATGACTGGTGTTCTACCTGGTGTGGCAGCAACCAATCGTCCAAATTGTCTATATCAGCGTCCGCAAGCGGAAAAGCAGGCACCTGAATGCCCTGCGCAAAGAATTGCTCCCGGAAAACCTGGTGCTGCACGCTGTTGATGAACAAAAACTCGCCAAGGCTGTCCCTGTCGCCAAACTTCACGATGCTCAGCGTGGCAAAGTCCACTAGAAGCTCCCAGCCGTGCCGTTACGGCCAAAGGTGTTGGCAATCACAATCCAGTTAGCACCGTCTGCCTGCACCATTATAGCATCATATTGCAGGCTCAGAGCGCGCGTGGTGGCACCATCAATGGTCTGCGAGGACGTAGTAGCCACAGTGACCACATTGGCCGTGCTGTCCATCTTCTTGACCACATACACCTTGCCCGTAATGCCCACAGAGGTAGGCAACGTAATAGACAAAGCGCCCGTGCTGGCATTTGCAGCCACCGTGTAGTCCGTAGCCGTCACCGTATAGCCCGCGGTCTTCGCAACGTAAGCAAAGGCCGCGCCATTTACCGTAGCATTAGACAATGTAAGGTTGCCTACAGTGCTGGTAGTGCTGCCAAGCGTGATCGTGGCGTTGCCCAGCGTGGCCGTGCTGTTGGCAAGGCTGGCATTGGGGATAGCCGACAAACTCAGCGCGTTAGTGCCGCCTAGCGCCGCGCTTGCCGATCCTGCAATGCCGCCAGCGTAGGTAAAATTGATTGAACTGTTTGCCAGCGCGCTATTCGGCAGGCTGCCAATCGTGACGTTAGCCGCAGCCGTCAAACGCCCCTGTGCATCCACTGTAAACGTCGCAACGGTTGTAGCGTTGCCATACGAAGCCGCAGTGACAGCCGTGTTAGCCAGGCTGATTGTGCCCGTAGTGGTGATAGGCCCTCCGGTTAAGCCGGTGCCCGTCGCAATGTTAGTGACTGTGCCGTTACTGGCGCTCGCAGAGCTTACCGTTTTGAGCATACATCACATCCCGTCCCCAGGGGTTACATACACCGCCGCAGTACCGGAACCCGTGATCCCCGTGAAATAGGCGTTAGGCACAAACGTCAGGATTTCGTCAGTGCCCGGCAGCAACGGAATGCCAGCCTGAGAAGACGATACCACCACCGCATTGTTGGCCGCGTCGCTGCTGCTCACGCCATATCCCAAGAACACAACGACGTTGCCGCTGTTAATCAGGCGATACTGGTTCCCACCAAGCGTGCTGCTCACAGCCTGCACGGCAGACGGCGCCGTAGAAGCGGCAGTGAACGTCACCGTGTTGCCCATCTTGGTGAAAGCCTGAACGCCCATCTTATCGGCCCTTCTTGTCCAGCACCGACCATGCAACGCCAGCCAGCGTAGTGGCAGCACCCACCGCGGTGTTCAGCGTGTCGGTGTCCACATAGCCCTTAGCAACAAAAAAGCCGCCCAGCACGGTCAGCACATGCCGGATGATGCCAAGCCACATATCGTTGTTCATGTCAGCCTCCTATTTGTCTGCCTTGCGGTCTAGCTTGTCGAATATCTGCTTTACCATATTCTTAATCTCAAGGATGTCCTGTCGGTAGTCGTCCTTGGCAACGTAGTTGACGTGCAACTCGCGCTCCAACTCCTTCAGGTCTTCTTGCAACTCCCGAACGGCGTCCCAAACCACTTTTACAAACCAGCCAATGCCAGCCCCTGATGCCGCCACGGCTATGTTGTAGAGGTTCTGGTCCATCCTAGGCCGCCGGCGCTATGACGAGTTTACCTTCCGACACCAGTACCATCATGTTGGCGTAGTCAGTATTGGCTGCGTCACACGGCACAAAAGACGGCACGCCGTTGATTTGCACGCTAATGCTTACATTGGGAGGCCAGCCACCAATGCCATTAACGTATTGTGCGTTCGTGTATTCCGGCATTATTATAGCTCCGCACTAAAAGTTAAATAGGTGCTTGTTCCTGCTGTATAATACTGAAAACCAGCCGGAACGCTGGTGGCTGCAATTTGCAAAGCAACGGAGCCTGAGCCAATAAACAATGATGGGGTTCCGGATACATTTGTTGAGGTCCACGTCCCAACAATTGAGCCTGTTGGGTTTGCTCTCATTGTTACTGGGTAGGTCAACGTCAAATATCCATAAAAACCAGATGTGGCATACCCCGAAAATGCAATGTCAGCCGCAGTAGCGCCGCCAAGTTTCAAGTAATACCGCTCGCACAGCATCAGCGTCTCGCCAATCGGCAGCCGCTCAAACGGCGTAGCAGAACTGCCCGCTTCAAGCTGCACATTGCCAATGGTCCAGGTGCCAGATGTCTGCGCGCCCACGGTCAGCACAATCTCAATGCCGGTTGTAGCCGCGCTCGGGATGCTGATAGACGCGGTGTAGTTGGTCACGGTGCTAGTCACGGTAAATGTGCCGGTGGCAATCGACGTTCGCGTGGGGCTTGCCAGAGTGCCAAAAGTGTCAGTGGTGTTGGCGTAGTAAGCCGTCCATGTCACCGTGGTCAGCAACGAGTTAGCCAGATCAACGCTGAAATATGCAGTGCCGTTGTTCAGGTCATAGCTGTTGATGGCTTCAATTCGCTGCGCGAAACCAATAGCCGTGACGCTTGCCGCGCCCGTGAACTGATAGCGGTACTGGTTGATGCTAGACCCGGCAACGCGCGCACCAGTCACGTTAGCGCCTGTGCAATAGCCGTACCAACGATCCACGCTGTAGGCCAAAGCCGCGCCAGCCGTGAACGTCTGAGACGCGCCGCTGTTGCGCTGGTCCACAGCCATGCCGCCGTTGATAATCTTGTTGCGCCGGTAGCCGTTAGTGGGTGCCGTCACAGTGCCGGTCAGCGTCACGTTGGCGATGCTACCGCCAGTAATCGACACGTTAGCCAGGCTGTTGGTGCCGTTGCCGATGCCGTTGATGCCGTTCACCACAGTCGTGAAGTTGTTATCCAACTGCGACAAGGGAATGGCGCTGGTAGCGCCGGCAAACGTGTTGGGGATCGTGATTGGCAGTGCCATTAGAACCTAGCCCTCATTTCGTATTCGAGTTCCAGCGTGTTCAACGTGTAAATGCCAGTAGCAGACGTTAACGTCAAACCCAAATATTTTCCGTACTGCTGAGCATCGCCCTTATAAAGTTGATACCCATTGTTGAACCAACTGATAACGGTGGAGCTGTTGTTTGTCCACGTTATCGTGGTTCCAGCATTGTTAACCCATGTCACAAACGACGCCAGCGTAGTGCCTGGGTTGGATGCGGTCGAACTGCGCGTCTCACTGTCAATTGACACCGTGACGTTGCCAAGCACCGAGGACGTGGTTTCCACGCCAAACTTTAACGCCTGCTTGTCCCTGATAGGGTCGGTCAACGGCCACAACGCGCTGCGGATAATGACGTTAGCGCCCACCGTGATGCTGTTGTACAGCTTGAACAGGCCGCCAGTGGTGGCGCCGTACAAGTTGATGACGCCGCTCACCGGCACGCTGGTCACATAGTTGAGAGCGCCCTGAGACGTGAAGAACCACCGCTTGTCAAAGAACACAGCCTGTATCTGCCGCGGGCTGGTCAGCGGGTCGTTGTATGTGAACGACCAAGCGGCGCACAGAATGTTGTTCAGCAACACCTGGCCGCCGCTCACTGGCTGAGTAAAATCAATCAATGGAAAGATGCCGTCTAACTGCGTGCTAAGTTTACTTGTGGTTGAGCCAACCAACGCATAAACGCCGTAATCATTCATAAACAACACTGACCGGAAATACGGATAGATAGTCATGTTGCGCTTAGTGCCAACCGAGGCGCTGGCATTGGTGTTGGTGAAGATCGTAGTGCCGTTTGTTTGTACACGAACGTCCGAGAAGACGTTGATGCTGTCATCGCCGAACACATACAAGAAGTTGTTGGCTGGCAGCAGCGCCGTGATGTTATTGTGTAACGTCTCGTCCGTCAGCAAGATGTTGCCGGCGCTCACGCTTACGAAGTCGTTATACTTGCCCGCTGCCGAATAATAGACGGTTCGCCCCTGCGCCACCCAGACCCGCCCCGAAAACGTAGAGACATCCACGCTCTGGTCCGTACTAGCCACACCCTGCGCAATGGCCGCTCCTGTGCTGAACGAGACTGACGGCGCAGAGGTGTACCCCGTGCCGTTGTTGGTCATGATAATAGCAATGACGGCGCCACCAGAGATGATAGCCGTGCCCGCAGCGCCTGAACCACCGCCACCGCTAAAGGTAACGCCTGGCGCGGTAACATAGCCCGTACCGCCGCTTAGGATGGTCGCAGCAGCCGTTCCCTTGGCAAAGCTGAGGGTACTACACACCGCCGCCGCGCTTACCCCTCCACCGCCCGTAAACGTGATGCTGGGAGGTGAGGTGTAACCCGATCCCGTCTCCGTAAACAGCAGCCCGCTTACAGCACCCGCCGTTATCAGCGCCGTAGCAACAGCCTGCACACCGCCCGTCTCATTGGGCGCTCCAATCGCCACAGAAGGCGCAGACGTGTAGCCCGTTCCGCCGTTGGTAATGCCGTAGGCCGAGATGGAACCGATAGACACCACATTGGTGGCATCCCAAGTGAACAGCCCCTTGTCGGTATCAATGATAAGGATGCGCTCGTTCTTCCACTGCGCAATCCGAACACCAGACCCCGAAAATTTGCCCGCGGCAGCCAACACACCGCCCGCGCCCGTATCAACGCGGAAGTAATCAGCCCCGCCATTAGCAAAAAAGCCAACAACGTAATCCACATTCTTGATGCTGCAACTGTACATCGCGGTAGGCGTACCGTTCCAAGCATACAAACTAGCAGATTGCACGCCCAGCGTCTTAATGTTGCCAAAACCAATAGGCTGCGCATTCTCTAGCCAAGCAAACTCATCATTATCAATGGCCGTGCGGTTAGCCTGGGTATTTACACCCTTGAAGTTCTTGACGACCTGATAGGATTTTCTTTGCTCTGCCGCGGGCATATCAGTACGGCGTGCTGTAAGGATCAGGCATCCTGCGCGTGAACGAAGTGTTAATCACGGACATGGCCTTAGCCTTGTACTGGTTCAGGAATATCTCAGCCTCACCATAAGACTGCTCCTTAAACTTGGCCGTGTGGCAGGCGTAATAGGCCACAGGGTCAGTCCATGGGCTAATGATGGGGTCCACGTCAGACGTGTTCACCAGCGCCGTGGGCAGGATGATGGTGTCCAGTTCCATCGCGTAAACCTGGTCAGGAACGGGCGCTAGGTAGAACGCCTGCTGCCCATACACCGTAAACGCAATGGGACGGCCAATGTAGTTCTGCCAGAACCGCAACTCGGCGTTAAACTGGGTCCAAGGCAGGTAGCGCAGCGGAATGCGCGTGTTGCCCCAGTACAAATTGATGTTCAGGATGTCCATCGTCTGAATGCCGCTCGGAAGCGCGCT